GAAACTATCATGTCCCATTATACTGTAGGTTATCACGATAACCATAATCAGCATTATGAAATCTGTGAATATGCAGATGACGCATTCACCGCTATCAAACAAGCAAGAGAAGACTTAGAAGGATTTAATAATCCTCACGCAGCAGAATATTGTATTAAGGAAGAATAAATGGTAGTCTGGGGAGTTGTCTGGATGATCGCAATACTTCTTGTAATAGTGTCTTGGTATATCTACTATATACTTCGTATGGCTTACATGGAGATGAGTGATGGCAGCAATGACCCCACCAAGTCGGAAGAGTTGTTACAACTTCCGAATCACGGAGATCAATCGAGTAGTTGATGGTGACACTATAGATGTTACAATCGATCTAGGATTTGATCTATATAAAAAAGAACGCGTACGCGTAGCTGGTATTGATACACCAGAAAAGAGAACCCGTGACTTGGAGGAGAAAGCACTTGGAATCGATGCAACAAATTGGCTCAAAGAAAAATTGGAATCAACTATCGCTGGTGACGATGAGTTGTCTATTAGGACTGAACTTGTTGGTGGTGTCGGTAAGTATGGTCGCTTACTCGGTTGGCTTTACGTCGGGGACTCAAATGTGTCCCTTAATGAGCAAATGATTACCGAAGGGTATGCTTGGGCATACGATGGAGGAACTAAGAAAAAAGACTTTGAAGAGTTAAGAGAAATAAGAAGATCATTCGGTACATTATTAGAGGGTTAAATGAGAGAACAACTACTTAAAGCATTACTAGCACATGCACAAGGAGATATCGCTAAACATAAAGCCAATGTTGAGATTTATCTTTCAAATCCTGTTGGTATTGGTGAGCATTCAAATGTTGTAGAAGCAATCGAAGAAGAACTAAACATGATCGCGAAGTATCAAGATCAAATTGAAGTTATTCAAAAGTATTTTATGAAAAAAAGTGACAAGTCTGACGGCTGAAGTATCTAATTACATTAGAAAAGAATTAAGAAGTTTTCCTGGTGTCAGACCCATGGAGAACAAATATCCTATTGTTGAAAATGATAAGGTATTCATTATGAATGAGATGCATCAGAGTAACAAACTCAGAAAGATGCATTTAGAAACTGGGTATACGGATAATATTGAGGTGATGCACTGTGTGTTGTATCCTTCAGTAGATTATCCTATACCCATTTTTGGTGCTGATATTGTAGCAACACCAAAAGTAATTACTGCTGCAATCATAGATATAACTCCTGTGTGTGGCACAGAGAGACTGATAGAATTATATAAAGATATATCATTCAAGTATAAATTCACAGAAAACAGAATTTTGCCACAGTGGGGTGAAGAAGTATTTTCAGAAGGATGTAAGTTTGTTCGTATTAAAACTGAAGAAGAAAAATATATGTATTTGGATATGATTAAAGAATCGCTGCATCTTTATAGAGGCATAGTAGAAAATGCAGTGTTCGATATGCAATGGATAAATACTATGAAGAGGATTGATGATCAATGCTGGTACTGTAAGTCTCAAAGAAAAAATACAAAGACTAAAGCAGTTCTCAGTCAATGGTTTGATCCGCAATGGGCAGACGATTACATCAATGACGTTTTATTTGACACACCAAAATGGCAAGCACTGACCAATACTTAGGTAATCCTAATTTAAAAAAAGCAAACGTTTCACAGAGCTTCTCTAAAAAAGAAGTTGCTGAGGTAATCAAGTGTGCTGAAGATCCAGTATATTTTATTAGAAACTATATCCAAATTGTATCTCTAGATAAAGGTCTAGTTCCTTTTGACATGTATGATTTTCAAGAGGAGATGGTAGGTAAGTTTCATAAGAACAGATTTAATATTGCAAAGTTACCAAGACAGTCTGGTAAATCTACCATTGTTACCTCATATCTATTATGGTATGTGCTATTTAATGATAATGTTAATGTAGCAATCCTAGCAAACAAGGCAGCTACCGCAAGGGAGATGCTTCAACGATTACAATTATCTTATGAAAACCTCCCAAGATACCTCCAACAAGGAATCCTCCAATGGAACCGAGGTTCTTTGGAACTTGAAAACGGCAGTAAAATCATGGCTGCTTCTACTTCCGCTTCTGCTGTCAGGGGTATGTCGTTTAACGTTATATTTTTGGATGAATTCGCGTTCATTCCAAATCATATCGCTGATCAGTTTTTTAGTTCTGTGTATCCAACTATCTCCTCAGGTAAGTCTACAAAAGTTATTATCATATCTACTCCTCACGGAATGAATATGTTCTATAAACTCTGGCATGATGCAGAGCGTAAACAGAACGAGTATGTTCCAACTGAAGTTCACTGGTCAGAAGTACCAGGTCGTGATGAAGTATGGAAAGAACAAACTATCAAGAATACATCAGAACAACAGTTTCGTGTTGAGTTTGAATGTGAGTTCCTAGGATCTGTTGATACGTTGATCTCTCCTAGTAAGTTAAGGATCATGCCTTATGAGGAACCACTCAAGCAAAAAAGAGGTCTTGCAGTATTTGAAGATAAGATAGATGAACATAATTATATTGTGACAGTGGACGTATCTCGTGGAATAGGAAATGATTATTCTGCATTCACTGTAATTGATACAACAACTCTACCATATAAAATGGTAGCTAGATATAAAAACAATGAAATCAAACCTATCATATTTCCAAACATAGTTGTTGAAGTTGCAAAAAATTATAACAACGCATATGTTCTTTGTGAGGTAAATGATATAGGTGGACAGGTCGCGGATATTATTCAGTTTGATTTAGAGTATGAGAATTTATTGATGGCAGCAATGCGTGGACGTGCGGGTCAACAATTAGGTCAAGGATTTTCTGGTAAGAAAACACAGTTAGGTGTAAAGATGTCAACTGCTGTAAAATCTGTTGGATGTTCAAACTTAAAAGCATTGATAGAAGAAGATAAACTTATTATCCCTGACTATGACACCATTGCAGAACTAACTACCTTTATTCAAAAGGGTCAATCATTTGCTGCTGAAGAAGGATGTAATGATGATCTTGCTATGTGTCTTGTCATCTTTGGATGGATGGCTATGCAAGAGTATTTCAAAGAGATGCATGACAATGATGTAAGAGCAAGAATATATGCAGACCAAAGAGACGCAATAGAACAAGACATGGCTCCGTTCGGATTTGTAGATGACGGATTAGAAGATGATCAATTTAAAGATGCACAAGGAGATGTGTGGAAAGTCGCGGAATATGGGGATAAATCCTACATGTGGGAGTTTAGGTAAGGTTTCAAAAATATAAATAATCTTAGACATTAACGCTGAGAGCACTTACAGGAGAGGATTTAAACATGGCAGCCAATCAGTCATCGCCAGGTGTAGTAGTACAGGAGAGAGATCTTACTACTATCACCACTGCAGCGACCGAAAATATCGGTTTGATCGCAGCACCTTTTGAGTTAGGACCTGTGGAAGAAATTGTAGAAATTTCATCCGAAAGAGATTTAGTAGATCGTTTTGGTAAACCAAATGATAATAACTATGAATATTGGTATACTGCTGCTCAGTTCCTTTCATATGGTGGAACACTTAAAACAGTTCGTATAGACTCTACAACTTTAAAGAACGCTGTTTCAAACGGAACTGCAGTAAAGGTTAAGAACCTACAAGATTACGAAACCACATATGAAGGTGGAACAAACACATGGTTCTATGGTTCTAGAACTGCTGGCACAAAAGGAAACTCAATCGGAATTTTCAAAACAGACTCTGGTGCTGACCAGATCGCTGTTGTACCTGCACCTGGTTCTGGTAACGATTGGGAATTCGTTGCTGATGAGGCAGTATCTGCAACAGGTGGTGCTGCAGGTAAGGTATTCAAGTATAGTGTCGTTCTAACTGTAACAACTGTTGTCGGTGACTTTACACCTGGCACTTCTACAACTGTTGCTATCTCTGGTTCTAACCAGACAGTTGATGTTCTTGCTTGGGATCCTGCAAATAAGAAACTTGAACTTGGTATTCCTAGTGGTGGTATCACTGGTATCCTTGCTGATGGTCAGACTGTAACTCAAGGTTCTAATACTGCTGTAATCGCTGCATCTGGTATTGAAAGAAGAGTATATATTGCTAAGAACAAAAGCACTATTGACTTTGCTGCTGCTGATAGTATTCAAGATACAAACTCTAACGCTGCTGCTATTAGTTCTGTAAGAGATGAGTATCTAGAGCGTGAGTATCTACCTGGTGTTAAGTGGATCAATGTTGCTCCTCGTCCTGGCACTTCACTATATGCAAGCAATGCAGGTGGATTCAGAGATGAAGTTCACGTTATTGTAGTTGACGTTGATGGTGGCATCACTGGAACAACTGGTGCAGTTCTTGAGCGTTTTGTAGGTCTATCTAAAGCATCAGATGCTAAGACATCTGTTGGAGAGACTAACTACTACAAAGAAGTAATCAAGCAAAGATCCGAGTACATCTACTGGGGTAAGCATGAAACTGGTTTATTCTCTGCTACTTCTACAGCATCTGATGGTAACTGGGGACAAACTGCTGCTTCTAGACAGTTTAACTTACTTCGTTCATCTACTGGTTCTACTGATTATCCTGCAGGCAGAACAACTGTTGGATCTAAGAATAACTCAACATTCTACTATCGTTTAACTGGTGGAGTTGACTATTCAGTATCTGGTGGTAACTATACTATTACTAACACAGGTATCTCTACTGCATATGAGTTAGCACAAGACCCTGAGTCACAAGACATTGACTTCATTATCGCTGGTCCTTCTGGTGCTGATGATGCTGCTGCTCTTGCTAAAGTAACTTCTCTAGTAAATATTGCAGAAGAAAGACGTGACTGCATGGTGTTTGTATCACCTCGTCGCGGTAATGTGATTGGTATTTCTAGTTCTACTACTATCACAGATAACATTGTTGGATTCTTTGAGCAACTACCAAGTTCTTCTTACATGGTATTTGACTCTGGATACAAGTATATCTACGATAAGTATAATGATGTTTATCGTTACGTTCCTTGTAATGGTGACGTTGCTGGTCTCTGCTTACAAACAACTGAGACTTCAGAACCTTGGTTCTCACCTGCTGGTTTCCAACGCGGTATCTTAAGAAATGCAATCAAACTTGCTTATACTCCTACTAAGACAGAGAGAGATAAGTTATATGGTGCACGCATTAACCCAATCGTATCATTCCCTGGTCAAGGTGTAGTACTTTACGGTGATAAGACTGCTCTTGGATTTGCAAGTGCATTTGATAGAATTAACGTTCGTCGTTTATTCCTTACAATCGAGAAAGTTATCTCTGGTGCTGCTAAGGCACAACTCTTTGAACAGAACGATGAGTCACAAAGAGCACTCTTCCTCAACATTGTTGAACCATATTTAAGAGATGTTCAAGGTCGTCGTGGTGTAACTGATTACTTAATCAAGTGTGATTCAGAAAACAACCCACCTGCATCTGTTGATCGCGGTGAGTTCTACGCTGAGATATTTGTGAAACCAACACGCACTATCAACTACATTTCACTAACATTTGTGGCAACAAGAACTGGAGTTTCCTTCAGCGAAGTCGCATCTTAATCAATAAAAACATAAAGACCTCCGCGTTGCGGAGGTTTTTTTATGCTTGAAAATATTCATAAGTCTAAATATAAAGGACGGAACATTACTTTACAAAAAAATGGCAGACAGATTTACTATTGACAGTTTCAAGGCAGGAGTAACATCAGATTTTGCAAGACCTAATTTATTCCAAGTAGATCTTGCCTTTCCAACAGGTATTCAAGGGATTGATGGCAAAGCAATTCAGAACCAAGGAAAGTTCACAGTTCGTGCAGCGAACTTACCCTCCTCTCAGATTGGTGTCATAGAAGTTCCTTTTAGAGGACGTGTTTTAAAAATTGCAGGTGACAGAACATTTGAACCATGGACTATTACTATCATGAACGATAGTAAGTTCGTACTTAGAAGTGCATTTGAACTTTGGGCACAAAGTATTCAAGACTATAATGAAAACTTTACTGCTGCGGCTACTCTTGGTAACGAAGATGATTCTACTGGTTACTTCGCGGACATGGTAGTTCATCAACTAGCAAGAAGCACTGATGGTAAAACTGACCAGAAGAAACAAGAAATTCTCAAGTCATATAAATTCTACAACATTTTCCCAAGTGCAATCGCTGCTATCGATCTTGACTTCGGTAACAATGATGCTGTTGAAGAGTTTACAGTTGAGATGCAAGTTCAATACTGGACTCCATTTGAGTATAAATCATAGTTTGTAATAGTTGCTAAATAAACATAAGACCAATTAATTTTAAATAATGGCAAATCAGCTCTTCGGTTTTTCACTTGAACGAGCGAAGAAGGTCCCAAAAGGACCTTCTTTTGTTCAAAAAGATAGTATGGATGGCTCGCAACCTATTGTAGGTGGCGGGTACTATGGATATTCCGTTGACTTTGATGGAACAGTCAGAAATGATTACGAACTTATCACTCGTTATAGAGAGATGGTTCTTCAACCAGAATGTGATAGTGCGGTTGACGATATCGTTAACGAAACTATTTGCGGTAATTTTGATGACGTTCCTGTTGAAGTAGAATTATCTAATCTAAAACAATCTGAAAAGATTAAAAAGTTAATCAGAGATGAGTTTAACGAAGTTCTTCGTCTTCTCGACTTTGATAATAGATCGTATGAAATTTTCCGTCGATGGTATGTTGATGGGAGATTGTTTTATCATAAGGTCATTGACCCAGATAATCCTAGTGCAGGTCTTGTAGAATTACGCTACATTGATCCTCGCAAAATTCGTAAGGTCACAGAGTATGATCAAAAACGTCCCGAACAACTTCGTGGACTTGATCTTAATACTCAACTCACTCAAAAGAGTGCAGAGTATTTCTTATACAATCCAAAAGGATTAAAGAACTCAACTAATCAGGGCATGAAAATCGCTGCTGATTCAGTCACTTATTGTCATTCTGGTATACAGGATCTCAATAAGAATATGACATTAAGTCATTTACATAAAGCAATCAAGGCAGTTAATCAACTGCGTATGATTGAAGACTCTCTTGTGATCTATAGATTATCAAGAGCACCAGAACGTCGTATTTTCTATATTGATGTAGGTAATCTTCCTAAGAACAAAGCGGAACAATATCTCCGTGAAGTTATGGGTAGATATCGTAACAAGTTAGTATATGACGCAAACACTGGTGAGATCAAAGATGATAAGAAGTTTATGTCCATGTTGGAAGACTTCTGGTTACCTCGTCGTGAAGGCGGTAGAGGTACTGAAATTTCCACATTACCAGGTGGTCAAAACCTTGGTGAACTAGAAGATGTAAAGTATTTCCAAAAGAAACTATACAAGGCACTCAACGTTCCTTCTTCTAGATTAGAGACAGAGACTACATTTAACATTGGTCGTGCTGCTGAAATTACTAGGGACGAAGTAAAGTTCCAGAAATTTGTTGCACGTCTCCGTAAGAGATTCTCTGAATTATTCATGGATCTTCTTAAAACTCAACTCATTTTAAAGGGAGTTTGCTCTCTTGAAGAATGGGATGAAATGAAGGAGCATATTCAGTTCGACTTCATTGCTGATAATTACTTCACTGAATTGAAGGAAATTGAAATCCGTAATGAGCGTATGAACCAAGTAAACTCAATGGATCCTTACGTCGGCAAATACTTCTCTATTGATTATATGCGTCGTCAGGTTCTAAAACAAACTGAACAGGAGATTAAGGACATTGACAAACAAATGGATTCTGAACGAGAGGCAGGTCTTATACTTGATCCTAATGCGGAGATGGATCCCTCTATGGATCCTAATGCAGTCCCACAAGGGGACGATATAAGTCAACAAGAAGCTCCCCAAGTCGATCCTGGTGACTTGAAGCGGGGAGAATTCTAAATAATAAATAACAATGTGAGGGAATTATTATGCCTAGCGAAATTGCAAAACAAATTGTTCAACAAATCTTCGGAGACGACAAAGCAAAAGCAGTCGATTCCGTTAATGATGCGTTAAGTGCGGCTGCATATGATGCAGTTCAAGCAAGAAAAATTGAATTTGCAAAAAGTATGGGGTTTGAATTGGACGATACCGCACAAGATGCTGCTGATGAATTAGCAGACAACTTACCAGACGGTACCGAAGAACCTGAGACTGTTGAAGTTGATGGTCGTAAACCAGAAGATCCTCCAGAAGATGAAGTCGCTGACACAGCACCTTCATCCATTGACCCACCTACTGCAGAACAACCAGAAGAGGAAAAAACAGATGAGACTGATAGCTGAAGAAATTACTAATGTTGACTTTCTCTGCGAAGAGAAGGAAGGCAAAAAGAATTACTTTATTGAAGGTATCTTTCTGCAAGCGGAATTAAAAAACCGTAACAACAGAATGTATCCTCTAAAGACTTTGCAGAAAGAAGTCGCTAAATACGATGAGAACTACATTCAAAAAGGTAGAGCACTAGGAGAGTTAGGTCATCCTGACGGTCCTTCAATCAACCTTGACCGTGTTTCTCATAAGATCATGTCACTCAAAGAAGACGGAAATAACTTTGTTGGTAAGGCAAAGTTACTCGATACTCCTATGGGTGGAATCGCGAAGAACCTCTTAGATGAGGGTGTCAAACTAGGTGTTTCATCTAGAGGCATGGGTTCAATTCGTAAAGAAGAGAACTGTAACGTTGTTATGGACGACTTTATGCTCGCAACTGCAGCAGATATCGTCGCTGATCCTTCCGCACCTGATGCTTTTGTTGATGGAATCATGGAAGGTAAGGAGTGGGTTTGGGACAATGGAGTCCTAAAAGAGTCTGCAGTAGCAGAAATTAAGAAAGAAATAGATCAAGCAACCCTAATAAACCTTCAAGAACGCAAAATTTCCGCGTTTGAAGCGTTTTTAAAGAGTTTATGATTTATAAATAAATACAGACAACGCAAAGCTAAACGGAGTTTAAACAAATGGCCGAGACACTCGAAAAAGAGTTAGATAACATGGAAGAAGTGACCGAAGGCTCTGATCCTATCACTAAATCTGCGAAACCACCAATGCCAATGGATACATCTAAGGCAGGTAGTGCAAAGAAAGTGGTTGACGTAGAAGGACCTTTAAACGCATCACAAGAGGGTGCTAAGGGAACTAAAAACGCAGGTGCATCTGCATCTGGTTCAGTAAAGTACGAAGGAGATAAGTCTATTAAGACTAAACCTTCAGCCGCATCCGCTAAAATGGAGGAGACTGACAATGGCGAACAAGAAGAAATCGCTGAAACCAAGTACGACTTTACTGAAGATGTTAACGCTCTTGTCGCTGGTGAAGAACTATCAGAAGAGTTCAGACTAAAAGCTGCGACAATTTTCGAGGCTGCTGTAACCTCCAAAGTTAACGACGAAGTTAAAGCGTTGCAAGAGGCATTTGAAGAGTCTCTGACTGAAGAAGTCGAAAAAGTTCAAACAGAATTGGCCGAGAAGGTTGATGATTACCTCACTTATGCTGCTGAATCTTGGATGAAAGAGAATTCCCTACAGATTGAGCACGGTATCAGAAATGAGATGAGCGAATCATTCTTCAAAGGTCTAAAAGATCTTTTCCTAGAGCACAACTTTACAGTGCCCGAAGAGAAGTACAACCTGCTAGATGGAATGGCAGGGGAACTTGATGATATGGAAGCTAAACTCAACGAGCAAATCGACACCAACGTTTCTTTGAATAAGAGAATTGGAGAGTTTGTTAAAATGGAAATTGTGAACGAAGTTGCTACTGGTCTTGCTGAAACCCAAAAGGAGAAGCTAGCATCATTGGCAGAGGGTGTTGAGTTTGAAACTGAAGAAGATTTTCGTAAGAAAGTCGAAACTATTAAGGAATCATACTTTACTAAAAAGGCTGAAGTCGTTGCAGAAGCAAAGACTGAACCCACAGAGGAAAGTTCTGAACCCCTTGTAGAAGAAACAACGAGCAGCACAATGTCGAAGTATGTTGATGCACTTGCACGTTGGTCCAAATAATTGTAAATTAACTACTTAACTTAAGGAAATGACACTTAAAAACCTTCAAGAGAAGTGGGCACCCGTTCTGAATCACGATTCCCTTCCAGAAATCGAAGATTCCCATAAGAAAGGCGTAGTCGCACAACTCTTAGAGAACCAAGAAAAAGCTTTAATCGAAGAAGGCGTTATCACTGAAACTCTCCAGACTGCTGGAACAGGTGGATTTGCTACTGCTGCTACTGCTACAGGTCCTGTTGCAGGTTTCGATCCAGTTTTAATTTCATTGATCAGAAGATCAATGCCACAACTAATTGCATATGATATCGCTGGCGTTCAGCCAATGACTGGTCCTACAGGACTTATCTTTGCAATGAGAACACAATACGGAACAGAGAGATCACCCGCTAGTTCCGATTACAGAGAAGCATTCTTCAATGAGCCTAACGCAGGTTTCTCTGGTGCTGATGGAAACCGTCTTGCTGACTACGATCCAACTGCATCCAGTTCTGCAATCAACGACGCTGAAGGTGCTAACCCAGGTCTACTCAATGACGATCCTGCTGGAACTTATGAGTTGACAGGTGACGCTACTGGAATGAACACCACTGCTCTTGAAGCAATCGATGACAGCTCTGCTGCCACTGCTTTCAGAGAAATGGGTTTCTCCATCGAGAAAGTTACTGTTACTGCTAAAGCTAGAGCGTTAAAGGCAGAGTACAGTATTGAACTTGCTCAAGACTTGAAAGCAATTCATGGTCTTGATGCAGAGCAAGAGCTAAGCAACATTCTCTCAACAGAGATTCTTGCTGAAATTAACAGAGAAGTTGTTAGAACTATCTACACAAACGCTGTTAAAGGTGCTCAGAACAATACTTCTACTGCTGGTATCTTCGACCTAGACGTTGACTCAAATGGTAGATGGTCAGTTGAGAAATTCAAGGGACTTCTATTCCAGATTGAGAGAGACTCAAACGCAATCGGGCATGAAACTCGTCGCGGAAAGGGCAACATCCTCATCGCATCTGCTGATGTTGTGTCTGCTCTTGGTATGGCTGGCGTTCTAGACTACACACCTGCACTTGCTGGTAACAACGGTCTAATCCCAGACGATACTTCTTCTACTCTTGTAGGAACACTTAACGGAAGAATTAAGGTTTATGTTGATCCTTATTCTGCTAACGTAAGCGATAAGCATTACTACGTTGCAGGTTACAAAGGAACTTCTCCTTATGACGCAGGTTTATTCTACTGCCCTTACGTTCCTTTACAGCAAGTTAGAGCAATCAACCCTAACACCTTCCAACCAAAAATTGGTTTCAAGACTCGTTACGGTATGGTATCTAACCCATTCGCTCAGGGACTTACTCAAGGTAGTGGTGCACTTACTGCTAACTCTAACAAGTACTACAGAAGAGTACAAGTTGCGAACCTCATGTAATTCGGATATTACATATTTTTCTCAGAGGGTGCTTGACACCCTCTTTTTTTATGCTATACTATATTTGTTGGACGCAACATGGGAGTGACTGAATAAACTTACTGGCAACCGCTAGTTAAGGTGATGAGACACAGGTGGTGCTGC